AACTGGTTCAGTTACTATTGGTTACTACGGCTTTGGAGCAATCGCTACTAAGGTCGCAGCAGGCGCATTCAAGAACAACAAGGCGTAAGCCACACTAAGTCGCTCTGAGGGGCAGTAGCCCTCTGCCCCTCAGAGTCTTTAGAAAGGACAAAGCATGGCACTTACCACAGTTGCAGAACTCCGTAGCACTCTCGGAGTCGGTACGCTGTATCCAGATGCCACTTTGCAGGAAGTGTGTGACGCTACAGATGCAGTCCTACTTCCAATGCTATGGGCAGACACCAGCTTTAATATCGCACATAGCAATACAACTACAGTGGGCACTTTATATTTTAATGAACTTGTTAAAGACACATTTTATGTTGGTCAGACAGTTGTGGTAACTAACAACAAAGCCCATCTCAATGGATCAAAGACAATTACAGTCGTTGGCGATTACTCAATTTCTTATGCAATTACCGGCACTCCAGCAGCCGAACCACGACACAATGTCAATCCTTATGGAATAGTAACGGTTGCTCCATCAACCGATTGGACTGCCGATGCAGCCATTCAAAATGCAGCTTTGATGATATCTGTTGAAATCTGGCAAGCCCGAACCGCTACCCTTTCAGGTTCTAATCTTGTCGATTTCCAGCCAAGCCCTTACCGAATGAGCGCACAGCTTCTCGCTAAGGTGCGAGGATTGATAGCACACGCACTAGACCCACGCTCGATGGTGGGATAATGACAGTTGCTATCACTACACTTAGAACGACACTTGCCACAGCTCTAGTCGATAACTCAAAATGGCAGACCTTTGCATTCCCGCCTGCCACAGTTTTGGCTAACTCGGTTATTGTCAGTCCAGATGACCCATACCTGACACCTAACAATAACCAGCACATCACAATAAGCCCAACGGCTAATTTTAAGATTATTATTACTGTGCCTTTATTCGATAATGAAGGCAACCTTAATGGCGTTGAAGATCATGTAGTACGAGTGTTTAATCTGCTTGCTGCATCATCTCTAGTCTATAATGTAAGCGCAATTAGCGCACCTAGCGTTCTCAATGCTGCAAGTGGAGACTTGCTAAGTTGCGAGATGTCCGTATCAATCCTTACGAGTTGGAGTTAATATGTCCGAGTGGGAAAAAGAAAATGCAGACTTCCTGAAGAAAATCGGGCAAGTTAGCGAACCAGCACCAAAGCCAGCACCTACTAAGAAAGACGAGGAATAATCCTAATGGCTGTATTTCTAAATAATAATGTCGGCGTGAAGATTAACTCAGTTGATCTTAGCGACCATGTAACAGCAGTAACAATCAACCGCGTATTTGATGAGCTAGAGATCACAGCCATGGGCGACTCCTCTCACAAATTCGTAAAGGGATTGGAATCATCATCAGTTACTATTGACTTCCTTAATGACACAGCAGCAGCGAATGTTCTTGCAACACTTCAAGCTGCATGGGGAACAACAGTTACAGCAGTATTCCTTCAAACAAAGGGAACAGCAGTATCTGCAACTAATCCTCTTTACACAGTTTCATTGCTAGTCAATAACACAACTGACATCAATGGCGCAACAGGTGACATTGGCACTCAGTCAATCACTTTTACTGCTAACTCAACAGTTGCAGTAGCTACTACAGGTTCATTCTAAACAATTAAACAAAGGGGCTAAACATGGCAAAACTGAAGATAGTTCGAACAGATGGAAGCGTAGTCGAGGGTGAAATTACTCCAGCAGTGGAGTATGCATTTGAGCAATTCGCTAAAAAGGGTTTTCATAAGGCTTTTCGTGATGATGAGAAGCAGTCGGATGTCTATTGGATTGCATGGGAAGTCCTACGCCGTTCAGGTGAGACGGTTAAGCCTTTTGGGATTGACTTCATCGAAACACTTAAAAGTGTTGAGGTGCTTGACTCAGACCCTTTGTCTTAAAGCGCGATCTCCCGTTCACTTACCTTATTGCTAGGCTAAGCATAAGGTTGGGAATCGCGCCACAGCAGTTATTAGAGTTAGACCCAGTAATGCTTCAAGCCTTATTGCAGGGTCTCAAAGATGAGCAGAAAGAGGTGAGCGATGCAAATAGAGTTAAGAGGAAACGCTGACCTCCGCAAAGCATTGCGCCGTTTTGCTCCTGATTTAGAAAAGTCTCTTAAAATTGAATTAAAGCGCGGTTTAGCTCCAATCGCACAAACGGCTAGGGGATATGTTCCGTCTCAATCACCTTTAAGCGGTTGGGCTGATAGATCCTTCAATGAGGGTACTTTTCCTACATTTTCTGCTTCAACAATTAAATCTAAGATTGGTTATAGCACAGCAGTTACAAAGCGAAATGCTAGAGGTTTCAATTCTATGGCTTCAGTATTTAACAATTCTCGCGCAGGTGCTATTTATGAGTCTGCTGGTCGTAACGGCGCACAAGGTCAGCCGTGGGTAGGGCCTAAAGGCCCAGCAGGACATAAGTATTCTCATTCTCGCAACCCTAAAGCTGGCGAGCAATTTATTGCTGCCATGCCTCCGCTTACAGGAAGTCTTAAAGGTCGTGGTCGTTTGATTTTCAAAGCATGGGCTCAAAACAAGGGCGTTGCAGAAGGCATTGTCAATAAGGCAATTACTACAGCAGAGTTAGAATTGTTGAAAAGATCTAGAGCCGGAGCATTAAGGAGCGCAGCGTGAATTATCAAGAAGTAATTAACATTGCGTCCAAGTTTGATGCTAAAGGATTTAAGGCAGCTGAAACTGCTTTAGGCAAGTTATCTGGCACTGCTAAAAAATTAGCGGGTGGATTAGGTCTTGCTTTTGGTGCTTCTGCTATTGCTGCATACGGAAAAGCAGCAGCTAAGGCATTTGCCGATGATGAAGCAGCAGCACTTAGACTTAACCGAGCAGTTGAAAATCTAGGCATTGGTTTTGCCAACCCTGCCATTGCTAAGTTTATATCTGACTTAGAAAGATCTGCAGCGGTTGCAGATGACATTTTGCGTCCAGCCTTTCAGGGCTTGCTGACTACTACTGGTTCATTAGTCCAATCTCAAAAGCTTCTTAATGATGCAATTACAATTAGTCGAGCATCTGGCATTGACCTAGCCACTGTCACAGAAGACTTAGGCAAAGGCTATGTTGGTATTACCAAAGGGCTCATTAAATACAATACAGGTTTAACCAGAGCAGAACTCACATCCAAGTCGTTTAATGAGATTCTTGGAGTTATCCTTAAGCGATCCGCAGGTGCAGCTGAGGATTACCTAGACACTACTGCTTACAAGTTCAATGTTTTAAGTGTCGCATCATCTAACGCATCAGAGATTATTGGTGGCGGGCTAGTTGATGCTTTTGCCCTTATTGGCGGTGGTACAGATGCCGCAGATGCCGCTTATGTTATTGAGACTATTGCCAGCGCATTGGCTAAAGTCACAGTACAGACTGGTAGAACTATTGGTGTTATTCCTACGCTTATTCAAAACTTAAAAAAACTACCGAGAGAAATCTTCTCAGGGTTTGTGGGTAAGCAATTCGGGGTTAATGTCAATGTCAAACCCAAAGAAGAAGAAGTCAAACTAACCCTGACTCAAAAGCGACAACAAGAACTTCTTGCTAAATTAGAGAAAGATTCATTGCGCAGAGAGCGTGAAAGATTAGCTCTTAAGAAAAAACAATTAGAAACAGATAAAGCCAAAGCGATTATTGCCAAAGGCGAATCAGCTCTGCTCAAAGGCGAAGAAATCTTTGACATGGATAAAATCCAGATTGCAGCAGCTCTTACAAACCAAGCAGAGCAACTAGGCAAGGCAACCAGCGCAGCTCAGTTGTTACAGATTGCCAATGACACAGCTCGCCTTAATGTCAAGAATTCAATCCTTGCTTTAGAAGATGCTATTGCTTCTAAGGATGAAGCAGCAATTATTGCTGCAACAAACAAACTCAATGCTGATCTTAAAATACTTGGTGCGTTGCAAAATCAAAATATCAAAATGCAAGATATTAAATCAATTCTTGATACTTTGAAGCCCAAAGACTTAATTAATCAATCTAACCTAGATGATACTTTAGCCAAACTTAAAGAAATGTTAGCATTATTGGCTAAAATGGGTACAGGTGTAACCGCAAAGTCTGTTACGCCTGTAGTGCCTAGTGGCGATAGTGGCGGCAAATTTTCTACTCCAGCAAAAGTCGCTGCTGTTACTGCAAAGTTGGCAGCAAGTGTGAGTGCAGCAGATTTCTTTGCTAGTCTGACCGAAGAAGAACAAGCTCAATTAGGTGGGTTTGTTCCATTTAAGGGTGCAAATATCTCTAGCTCTGCATCTCAACCTTTTACTCCATCTTCCGTGGGATATGGCACTTCAGGAACAGGCAGACAAGTACCCGTTGAAGCTAATTTCACTTTTAACATCAACGCTGGAGCAATCGCTAATCCCGATGAATTGAGTGGCCTTATTCAAGATTCAATTATCAGGCTTAATAAGCAGGGAGATTACTTAACCACTGCTGGAGCTTTATGAGTCGGCCAGTAATCAATGTCATCATCAACTTCTCTACTGGAGCAATCTTTGGCAACCCATTCATCTTAGATCAGTCCAAATTAGGCAGTCTCGATGTTTTATCCGATGCGACAGCTTTGGTAGTCGATGTCTCTGATTTGGTAGATACAATTTCTACTAACCGAGGACGGCAATTATCAGCAGAGCAATTCAACACTGGCACTGCATCTGTGCGCATTCTTGACCAGACCGGTGCATTCAACCCACAGAATCCTGCCAGTCCGTACTACACATATTTAAGCCCTATGCGCAAGATTGCCATTACTGCTACTTATCTTGGCACTACTTATCCAATCTATGCAGGCTATATTACCGGTTATTCAACTAGCACTCCAAAGTTCACTGGAGATTTGGTTTATACAACCATCACGGCTGTAGATGGATTCCGTCTTTTCCAAAACGCTCAATTCTTTGGTGTCACTGGAGCAACGGCAGGTGAGACTACTGGCTCACGCATTACTAAGATTTTAGACACAATTAGTTGGCCTGCATCCATGCGTGACATCGATACGGGTCAAACGCTCGTCCAGAACGATCCGTCTACTCAAAGAACAGCCCTCTCAGCCCTTCAGACGGTCGCTACAACCGAGTATGGCGCTATCTACATGGGAGCAGACGGCAAGTGCATATTCCAAGATAGAGCGGTCACTGCTGGCTCTATAGGTGGCACACCTACAGTCTTTGCAGATGATGGTTCTGGCATTGGTTATTTTGATGTCAAATGGGTCTTTGATGATACTCAGATTTATAACAAAGCAACCATCACGCGAGCTGGTGGGTCAGTCCAAACTGTGACAGATTCGGCATCTATCACTCAATATTTTACCCACTCTTACAATCAATCTGGCTTACTCATGCAAACCGATGCAGAAGCTCTGCAATACGCTCAGGCCTTTATTGCTTCTCGCAAAGACACGACAGTTCGAGTCGATAGCCTTACCCTTGACCTTCAGCAGGATAATTACACAGCAGGCACTATTGCAGGCCTAGACCTAGATTTCTTTGATCCAATTACTGTAACAACTTCCCAGCCTTCTTCAACTACCTTGACAAAGACACAGCAAATCTTTGGAGTCTCTCACCAGATTCGACCAGATTCATGGAAGGTCAATTTCACCACAGCCGAACCAATTATCGATGCATTCATTCTAGATTCGACACAATACGGTATCCTAGGGGTATCGTCTTTTAGTTACTAAGGAGCAATAATGGCAGGAGCAGGTTACAAGCTGTTTAGCACTGGAGATGTGCTGTCAGCTAGCGATGTTAATACTTATCTACAGCAACAGACAGTTATGGTCTTTGCTAGTGCAGCAGCGCGTACAACTGCTCTTGCAAGCGTTCTCGCTGAAGGAATGGTCACATACCTTAAAGACACAGATGTGGTTGAAATCTACACAGGTGCAGCTTGGGTTTCACTTGATGATCCAAATGCTATTCAGAACTCAATCGTGGATGCTAAGGGCGACATCATCACAGCTACTGCTGATAACACACCTGCACGCCTTGCAGTAGGCGCGAATAACACAGTGCTTACTGCCGATTCAAGCACAGCCACAGGATTGAAATGGGCTACAGCAGGAGGTGGCGGCAAAGTTTTACAGGTTGTGTATGTCAATTATTCAACAGCAACAACCAATACTTCAACAACTTATGCTGACACAGGTTTAAGCGCAACAATTACTCCAACATTAAACACAAGCAAAGTTTTAGTTTTAATCAATCAAAAAGCTTATGTTGCGAGAACTGGAATAAACGCTGGTTTGGCAATTCAACTTTTAAGAGGTGCAAGCGCAATCTATACGCCTGATGCTGGCGCCAATAACGGTCTTTACACACGCGCAACCGGAGCGACTATTATGGAGATTCAAGCAGGTGTTGGATTACAATATTTGGATTCTCCAGCGACTACTTCTGCAACTACTTACAAAACACAAGTTAGATGTTATCAAGCAGGTGAAACCGTGACCACGCAAGAAGGTAGCAGTATTTCTTCAATCACACTTATGGAAATTGGTGCGTAATGACACATAACGAATTAAAAAAAGCACTTAAAGATTTAGTGCCAAACGCTGAATATGTTCTTGTTGGCGTAGATTATGAAAACATAGAATGGTTAGACGCACGACCAAAGCCATCTCTTGCAGAAATCAAAGCTGCTATTGCTAATCCATTACCTGAGCCTGAGCCAACTGTGGCAGATAAATTGGCTGCTGCTGGTTTATCTGTTGCTGACCTTAAAGAAGCACTTGGGCTATAAGTGGAACACTCGACTGAGATCATTACGCATGAAACCGCGTTTATCTAAAGCTGCTGTTCAGTTACGGGAGCAGATAGATGATTCCTTCCCAGATCGTGATAGGGCATCGGATGGTTGGGTCGGT